GTTATTCCATCACAGCTTGTAGGGTCAGGAAGAGGTGCGTATACGGGGTTAATGTTTTTTGGACTAATGCTTCCTACTTTATTTACAAATTCATTACTTGTTGCTAACTCATATACACTATTGTAATTGTTATTTAAAGTAATAGAAAAAGAAATATCTATTTCCCCTGTTTCCGATGTTGGCTGAGGGTTACCTGAAGGAGCAAAAATAGCGTGTTTAAATGATATGTCAAATGTTAATGTGTTCCCGGCTTTAAAATCTTTTACAAAACTTCCTATATTAATAGTTGCTGAACCATCTGTTGGGTCGCTAATACCCCTAGATGGTATAGTGTAGGTAGTAGCAAGCTCACTTCCCTCTACTTCATTTTCACTTATATCATCAGCTACTAACTCAACAGTATATTCTATTTGAGATGTAGCTCCTTTGTAGTCAATTAAATCATATCCATCTATATAGTTTCCATACACAAGCCTATTGCCCATTATAGTCTGAGCCAAAGCAAATCTAGGTACATTATCATATAGTCTTAATATTTCAGAATCACGAAGTACGGTAAATATATTACTATTAGTAAACGTGTATGTTTCTGTTGAGTTGTCTGAAAGTCCTCTATCTTTTTTATTGAATTTATCAATTACTTTTATTTCACTATTGTCACCTTCCTTAAATAACAAATCAATACTCTTAACTAGAGGACCTCCTGTATTATAAGACACTAATGCTGAATTGTAGAGGTTTGTCATACCCTCATTCAAATTACTGTTTGGGTTAAAATCAAAATCTTTGGGAATAAATGCAGGTTCAGAAAAAGGAGATGTCGCAGAGTATTCTCCATCATCATATCTGTATCTATACGCAAAAGAAATAAATCTATCTTCTAAGTAGTTATCTTCTGCAGAGGGAACTTCTTGAAGAGTAACCTCAGGAGAAAAAAGGGGTGGTCTTTTTATAACTAATAATTTTTCTTGCAACACCAATGGCTCGTTGTCAAAGTCCACTATTCTAGGTGCAGATAATACAGGATTAGCATAACCTTTTCTTACATTTATAAATCTAGGTGGGTTTAGGTTGTCTGTAAAAAACAATAAGTCTTCTACTAAATCTACTCCTGTTATTAAATATTTTAAATCAAAGTTTAATGTTGTGTTTACATCACCACCATCATTCACGCTTATAACGTGGTAGTCAACTATATTATCATTAACATTATATGATACTATCAAGTCTATTTTCCCTGTTGGAAATAATGATGTAGGTAACCCGGCACCATCTCTAGCAAAGTATGGGTCGTGAACAAACCAATATATTGTTTCGTTAGCTCCATCCTCAAATGCACCAATACATCTAGCCTGTGAGCTTAAGTTCTCATTGTTGTACTGAAGAGTAGTAAGCTGTGTATTACCCTTTGTAGTTTCAACTGAGCCAACTTCACTAGCTTCCGTAGAACCTAATCTAACATTAAGTGCATCTACGTACTCACCATTAGGAACGAGTCTCTCATCAAGACTCTTATTCATTCTACCTAAAACAAAATTTCTTTGTGTATTCGCCATATTATTTTAGCCATTTATCTTTACCCCTCATATTCATTAGTAATCTTCCGGGATGTATATTACTTATTCTAATCTTTGCGTTTCTTAACAATGCACTTTTTCTTTTACGTGCTCTTGCAATTATATATTCCTGAACTCCTAATTTAGAATTTAGTATGGCGTGTTCAATGTGTGCGTACACATATTCTTCAAATAATTTATTTACTGTAACGTCTACATCGTTTCCGTTTTCCATTCCATCTGAAACGTACTCAAGAATACAGCTTTGATTAGACATATCAGAACTAAAGTTAATTACCCCTGACTTTTTATCTACTCTAAAAGTTGGATTTGAATTTGCTGTCTCTGTGTTTAAACCAAACCTAGCACCTATCTGATAATCAAAATACCAAACCCCATCACAACAGTAACCCTCATATCCATTGAACGGATTGTTAGCGTTTAGGTATATAGACTTCTTGCTACCTGTTATTCTGTCGTAGTCAATATTTGAGAACTGAGGACTTAGAGCATTACCGTCTACGTCAAATAATATTCTTGAATTATTATCCTGAAGATAAGCACTACTCCAATTGGTTTGAATGTTTTCAGTTAAAGGGTACAATAGACCATCTTTATATACAGATATCCTAACCCAATTAACATAATCAGATGGCAGTACATATCTTAATGTATTACCTACGTTAAGTTCTAAAATTTTTATTTCCTTAAACGCATCATAGTTTAATTCTTGTATAGCTCTCTTTGCGTGAAACAATACCTTAAACCTCTCCTCATTATTTACAAGGTTATGGTTCCCGGCATACATCAACATAAAGTTATTTACTATATCATATAATGACACATACTGATATGACCCCCAATTTGCATCTTCAGGTGCGGCACCTCCGTTTTCGTAATATTGATACTGTGATATATAAGCCATATTTTATTATTTTTCTTGTTGGTCCTCAAAATTTTCTAACCCTTGTCCAAACTGAACAGCCTGTAGCTCTCTTATAGACATACCTGCATACTGCAATATCTTTAATACCAACGTTGGTTCATCCGATATAGATAACTCAAAGTCTTGAAAGTCCGGTTGCGATTGGTCAAACGATGGCTCTCCACCAATTAAATTTATGTACGTCCACTTAGGGTCTTTAGGATATCTAATGTACTGACATTGAACTGCACCTATAGTATTTACGCTTACAGGAAACAAAGACAATGTCGGCTCTTCTTGCGTGTAAGCCGGGAACATTGTAGATGGTGCTGTAAGCAATGAGTTGTTAAGCATAGTTATTTTACTATGTGTAACCTTCTCAGCTTCGTTAACCACACTGTCATCATAGATTACATATTGATTTCCTGTAGCAAGAAAGATATTAGCATCTAGTGTAAGTATTGATGATGAGTTTACGTTAGTAACAATTGCAGTTGTGTTAGTTGTAATGTTACCTACAACATCTCCTACCTGAACACCTGAAGCAATAAAGTCACCTGTGGTATTACGTAGTTCGTTAACAACAACAGTGTCGTTTGTTCCGCTAGCCAATAGCCTTGTATATACAAGGACTTTATTAAGTAAGTAATAGTCATCACTAGTTGTTGTTTGACTAGGTGTAAAAAATTTATTGTTATTGTTGTGCGATAAAAAATTGGTTTCTGAAAAAATATTAATTACCTCCCCATATCCTTTTGTAATATCAGCATATCCTGTGCCTGACTGACGGGCATTCTCTTTGTTCAGTTGATAGTTATACTGATAAAAATAATCCTCGAATATATCCAACTGAGCTTGCTTAGCAAATAAGTTAAAATCAGAAGGAGAAATATATCCGTAATTATTTTTGTTCAGTATAGACAATACTGTGTTTCTAACCGAATTTATCATCTGTAATACTTTTCACAAAGATAGCAAAAAAAAAGAGTCCGATTAAAAACCGGACTCCTTGTTAATATATGCAACCGCTATTAAAGTTGTTTCTCTAAAAACTCTAATACACTTACTCCTTCGTCTGTTTTAAACCAATCAGATAAATATTCAATTGGGTCTACACCAAACGGAATGGTAGTCATTCTTTTTTTATTACCCTGAAGATTAAAGTAAACATCTCTTTGTTTATTTCTAAAGGCTAATATTTTGTTATCAAAAAACTGCTGTATAGTAGACTGAAGTTTTAAAGATGGGTCTGANAGTGCCCGTAAGAAAATCTCAGGACTNTTTTTAGCAAACACCAATACATCTCTTTTTAGTTCTGCTGTGCTTACCTTAGACACATCTGTTGAGAATAAAACTCTACTTACATTCTCAAGCTGTTCTATGCTTAGTTGCTTTGCTTCTATTAAAGCATCTACCTCAACATTAAGTCTTTCAATTTCTTTTGCGGCATCTTGACTAAAGTCTACCTCTATGAATTTCTTTCCATTAAGTGGGTGGTAGTGTAAGAACTCCTGTAGCACAGGATTGTTTTTAGGGACACGTAACATACCATCTTCAAATATGATGGGTTCAACAATTACTGTTCCGTCTTGTTCATCTTCAAAACAACTCTTTTGATTTCTTGAGTATCTTAATGCTCTGTTATAACCTTTCTCTTCATCAAAGTAAAGTAAAGGACTTCGAGCGTGGTTTCTTGAAGGGATAATGCACGACAATGGTGCTCTGTTTCTTGTGAGTTTATAAACTCTATCTTTTAATTCTAATTTCATTTTAATTTAATTTAATTTTTAAAAAAAAGGTAAGGGTGTCCTGTAGGACACCCTACCCTTATTACTTATTAGTCTTCGAACAATACGAAGTTGTTTGCACCCATAGTACAAATACATCTCTCAGATAAGTAGTTAACTTGCATAGCATCTAAATCAGATGTTGCCGCACCACCTGCTGAACCTGTAATCCACGTTTTGTAACGTCTATCTTCAGTTTCTGAAGCTCGGTAACGTACGTGTAAGAAAGGTCGCTTAGCATTCTTTCCAAGAACTTGGTCATATACAGTAGTAGAACCTGCAGGAACCATAAGACCATTGATAGCACCT